CCCTCACACCAAATGATATTCAACGACGCCAAGCGTCACCTACAAGAATAGCATATGATACTCGGCACTGATCCGCAAGATGTTTACGTGGTATGACCACTCTTTCGACATCGGGGAATCTAGTGATACAGAAAACAACAATACACTATATTATATATGCAGATAGATATATAATGCGGGCACGCTACACGCCACTCACACCAAGTAGGTGATGCATGTTACGATTAACATCTGTTGCAGTGTGCCGCTCTGTGTTTTCCTCCTTCGTGCTGACATTCCCATCCAACCCAAATAAATTGTTCTTCGAATTAGCAACTGCTGCTGCTTTCATTTGGATGTGTGCTTCCCTTGCTCTGACTGGCGTCCTCGAATTAATTTCGTAGAAATCAAAAGCATAACGTGCCAGTGTCATGTCAGTCAAATTGCGCTGTAAACCATACCTTGGCATATATGGTTTCTCTGCATTACGCTTCTCTATATATGCTTCAGCCAAGTTGCTAAAGTGTGCCATGATTTGTCTGAATGTTGGTTTGGCGTGCTCCAACAAGGGTTTGATTGGGTATTCAACCTGTTCATCACCATCCATCATGACCCACATTCCATTTAAATTTGGCGAGGTTCCATTCTCGATGCACCACACCATTAAACCATTCAAAACAATCTCCATTTGTGCATCATCGAGGTCATAGTCACTCTTCACCCCCGTGTACCATGATGCGAATTGCGAATTTAAAGCTCTTGTGTTTGATAAACTTACTTGGTCGGGTGTGTATTCAAGAAGATGTTGTAAGTTCACGACCTCTTTGCCTTTGATACGGGGTAGATTTAGCTTTGTTGATAACCCTCTCAGTCTTGGTATCGAGAATGTGCCGCTGGTCCCAACGTTGACATCCTTATCCTTGTCTTTAACAACCCCTGAGCTTGTGTTCCCTGCTTGCGCATTTCTCTGCTTTTGGTTTGATTGCGCATTTTTGCCAGCATCAACTGTCTGTTCGTCATTCTGGTGCACCACTTCCTCCTGTTCATCTTTCCATTGGTTTTGGACTAAACTCTGTAGGTACAAACTTATGTCACCCTCTTCATCGAGATACAGTCTCCTTAGTGCATTTTCAGAAATGTATGGTGCCATACCCTGCCTTGCAAGTTCATTGTAGGGTGCCTGTTCAAGAACCCATGCATAGAAGAGACGAATGTTATATAACAATTCATCATAACCCCATGCTTCCACCATTGCGGCGCAAATTGCTTCTAATCGATGCTGGGGTTCTGTGGCACGATCCCATTCTAATATTGATACAATTCTCTCTTGTTCGAGTTTCGGTATCAGACAGCCTTCTCTTAGAACTCCATAATGTGACATGAAACACAACTCCTCCTTGTTATGGGTTCTGCTGGAAAAATCATAATTTAAGCCCAATTCATGAAAGGATCCTTGAAGGGTGTCAAGGATATGTTCACTCCCTGGTGCTACCGCAATAATGAGGTCATCTCCATTTGCAACGAAAGCGCAGTGCTCCGAGAAATTCTCGTAAGAAATTCCTGCACGTCTTAGAGCATAGTGCATTGTGATGATAACCATAAGTGTGTTATCAACAACTGTTGATGGTTGCCCGCTATTGTTGCCTTTGAATTTCTTAACTATTGTCCCATCTGCTGCCAAAATGGGTGTGTAAATGATCTCAGCATACAAATTCTTAAGCATCTGCTCACCAATATCCCAGGACTCCATGAAGGTCAGTCTAATTTGCAAAACAGCATTAATGAGATATGGTGTCAATGAGCTGTCGAAACGACTTCCATCTGCATCACAGTACAACCAGCCATTTGGCAATTTTCCAAGCAATGTGTTCCATCCTCTGGTGAACTTAGACATTCCAACACTCCATGGTCCCTCCAGGTTGAATGAATAAAAGAAATTGTTGAAATCATCAACACATACTTTTCCGGCTAGCAAGGTGTCTAGAGGTGCTGCTGTGAAGGTTCGTGTTTTATTCTGGAGCACTTTCTCTTTAGGCCTAAGTTCTGCCTTAATTGAGCCATTCCACACTCCAAGTTTCCCTGAATAAAGTCGCTCACAACTGTCTTGAACAATTTGTTCCATCTGCTCTGGTGTGAATGTGGAGAAATAGTCTCGTTTCTTTCCTTTATAAAGCGCCCCAACTGCTGACTTCATATTCAATGCTTGGAAGATTGTATTCTCATCAGTCACGTAATCACACTCTGGGAAACCAACTCTCTTAAGATCCTGGACTGTATCAGAAACTGCCAATTCAAAAGTCTCTGGATCTACCACACCGACCTCGATGACTGTGGCGTACTTGAGAAAATCTTTAAGATAGGCAACCTTGTTTAATTTGCTTTTCTGATAGAAACCCATGAGTGGCCGAAAGAAAGCAGCGGCTTCGGAGTGGTTATTCAGGTAAAGTTGGAATAATTGACATTCCCCTTTTACAATATGTTTGGTAACCAACTGGCTCTCGCTTGCAGCTACTGCTTTAAGATTACCATGAAGCGCATCATACACCCACTTCTCGTGTGACTGCTCCTCGACCATCTCTCTATGCAAATCTTCTATGAGTTTGCTTGTTTTAAAAAGGCCAGCAGGTGCACTAGTTTTGAGTTTCAGATTTCCCCATGAAATTTCACTTGGATTGTATTTCCAACCTCGCGCCCAAACAATATTATCAGTCTTAGCTATACACTCACTGAATGTTTCTGGAAAGCCTGTGAACATGTTGTGTTCACTGTGTACACTCATAAGACTGTGGATGCCAATCAAGTAGCCATCACTTAGCGAAACAAGAGGTAAACCACAATGACCACTTTGCGTATCTATCCAGTGTCTCCAAAAACTAGAGTTTGCAACATGACTAATGTTGCTAGAACTAGATACCATACTACTTGTGTACTTCTCTTGGAAGTTTGAACCAACAAGACACACGACATCAGATGTCTTCGGTGCCCTAAACTTAAGCTTTGAAGGAAATGGAGGAAAGTCCTTTGGCATTCTGAGTATAAGTATATCGCAGTTTTCAACGGGGAAGACTCGGATGGATGCGGAGTTTACGACCTTAAATTCACCATGGAGTGATTTGACAATCAGAGTCCCATTGTTCCTTTTGAATAAATGCCTATTCGTAATGATGAGAGGACCAAATCCGATACCATGTATTGATATCGAGCTCCCGTCAGAATCATTTTCAAGCAGGCAAATACACTTAGCTACTGAATTGTAGTCTCGGAGCCCTTTATTGAGTGATTTTGCTTCGTGATCGACCCCCTCAACCAAGATTGGTAGCTCTGAAAAATCAATTGGTTTAGCTGCTCCTGTCTGTCTCAATATATTTTCCATCTCGGGAAATCCAGCTATGGTTGAAGAATTGTCACAGAGCTTTAACGGAACATGATGTGTTAAATCAACTTTCAGCACTGGACTTGTTTTATCTTTCACAAAGTATGCTGTCAACCCAGGATTGCTGTATAAGGCCTGCATTGGAACTTTTTCATTCTGGATGTGTTGAAACCTGATATCATCAAAGTGTTCCTCGACAAGCTTGATGTCAGTCACAGGATTCTCATCAATCATTTCGCCAGTCACGGGATCGACGAAACGTACAAAAGCATATTCAGTTGGATCAAATCCATACATGTTGACAAACCGTCTTGTCTTCTTTCCTAAACCAACTGCTCTACCTGTCTTCTTGCCTTTCTTTGTATATGCGGCTCCAAATAAGTGCTCAACTGCTCCGCTGTCATCATCGAATACAACTCTACCAATCTTTGCATCACGTGCATTCCTGAATTTGAGTCGTTGCGCTCCCTTTTTATTCCTCCCTTGATGTTCAACAACCTCATTGCATTTGTTCATCAGATATTGGTATATCATCCATGCACCTCCAGCTGCCACACCGAAACAAACCAATAAATCCCGTGTGATTAGAGATTTGTTCCAACGGCTTTTGAGTTTGAGCGCTGTTGCAATTTCGTCCTTACTTTGATGCACAACAGTTTCAAGCGCTCCAAATTCCACAACTTCATCACGTATCTGCAGCTCTGTCATTTCTCCAACATATATGGACTCACCATACACATTAGAAAATTCAATCAATTGTGCTCGCGCGGCTTCAAGGACACTAATATTCTCGGTTGTGTGATTCTTGGCGTACCTTGATCTGTATGCATTACAAATTGATTGCAATGAGTAACATTGGGAACCTAATGAAAAACCTGCAAGTGACTCAAAGTGTGCCTGTTTCTCTCTCTCAGCTATGATTAGTTGATTAAGTATTCCGATTGTTTTCTGGAGAGAATGCTCATCAGTGCGCAGCTTGTATGCCACTCGTGCTGCATTGTGTGTCGTTAGTCTTCGAAAACCAGCATCACCTTTGTTATCTATGACCACTTGCCAGAGTTTCTCATACAAGGTGTCTGGAATTTCCTTTACCAGAAAGGGAATGCGACACTCTGGAGCTATCTGCAAGGAGCTGCCACTTCTGTTATACTCTGTTACTGTCAGCCATTGGTTTACAACTGCATACGGAATTGCCATCTTATTGAGCTGTATTTCAGATTCCCTGAGCTTGAACTTCTTCAAAACTTCGTGCACGTGTGGGTGCATACTTCCATTGGCATCAATAAAATTTATCATGAAGTACGAAGGAAGTTCAAATAACATTGCAGTTTTTGCTTGCTGAACTGTGCATCGAGAAAGAAGACTTGTTGAAACTTGAGATGTCATAACTGGAAGGCCATATACAAAACAAGAAAATGCAGCTTCGGTTGCAATTATATTTGGAATGGCTTCAATTCCTTTCTGGGTGCTCCCAATTCTGAGTGCAACACCGGGTTTCACTCTGCCAACCCGCCCAAGTCGTTGAATGCGTTCCCCATAGTTGATGCAAACCTTACTATACATTATACGGCGACCGTCAACATCTAGAGATGGGCTCACTTTCATCCCAAAATCGACGACAGCTTCAATGTCAAGTGTCACTCCATTTTCTATTATGTTCGTAGCAACGATGAAGTGCTTTTTGGTTGAAGTCCCTGATGTTTTGATCGATGTAGATCCATTTTTCATTGTGCGACCATCAACTTTCGTGACTTTGTAACCTTTCAAACCGAGCATCTTACTCAATTGATCAACCTCATTATAACTCGACACGTAAACAAGGATATTATCCGCTTCATCAGTGACGTCGCTGTTTGTTCCTGTTCCTTGCGCTTCCACAAATTGTTGAAATGAGAGACTCTCCTCAATCTTGAGCTTAACAGGAAACTGAGTCTTGAATTCGACTTCCCTACCAGGTGGTGTTGCAGAGACTTTAAGAATTTTTCCCGTGTATTCTCTATCGTGCAAAAGACTGTACAGAGCCATGGCATTTGCATCCAGAACGTGACACTCATCCATTATGATAAAATCAAATGTGCTCAAAGCTGTGCCACTGTTTGCTAAATAATGGAGTGCATACCCACTTGTCATGATGCTAATTGGAGTTGAACCGAAGTGGGATGAATTTCGCATTAGTAGCGTTGGACTCAAGTGGAAAGGTTGAGAGCGTAATTGTGTGAAAACATTCTCGGATAAGGGTCTTGTTGGTTCAACAATCAGTACCTTTCCTTTCTTTGCGAGCTGGGCAGGCAGACCTGTTGATTTTCCTGATCCCACTGCACCACGAATCAGAAAATCACGTTTTTCGCTCTGAATAATGTTGCTCACCACTGTAGCGACAGCGTCTCTTGTAAACTCCATGAAGTGGCCTTCTGTCCTATAGTGAGGTATGGTCCGACCCATATTCAGTTGATTGCTCCACCAATCAGAGAACACTGTTGATTTGTATGGTGTCGGTGCGGTTTCACCAGTAACTAATTCGAAGTCAATTGTTTCATTCGACTCATCGAAATTAGTTTTGATATCGTCCAAACTTTGATGAATCACCTCTTGATCTGCAACACCAACTATGTTCTTGAATTTGTTTAAGACCCTGTAAACACAGTCGCTCCTATCGTTATCAAATATCATCATCACTAGAGCTATAAATGCGACTATTTGTTCTAGTCGTACTTCCGATGCTCGCTTTACAGCCTGGTGTTCAACCACCGGAGCATAACTAACCTCGAGGAATTCGACTAACTGTGGATTGCAAGCAGATACGAATTGACGAAACTCCTCAAATGTCGGACTCTCTCCAAGTTTGTAACTTAGATGGGCGTAGAGTTTGTCCAAACTTTCTAACTTCTTCTCTTCTTCCCTAGATGCTTCCATCATTTTAAACTCCCTATATTGACATGTAAAAGCATAAATATTATTAAAGATTGCTAATAACACACTTAAAATTGCTAAAACCTGTACAAATCTAAGTAAGTCAGAAAACAAATAAGAAAAAGTTCCTACAACTTTACACCTTACTCCTCTGAGTATACGCATTGGGGCACCCGTCACATAATGTGAACGCTTATGTATAGGTGATAATATTCTGTCAAAATTGTCCTGTGCATAGTGCTTGAATGTAACCAAGGCTTTCGATAAATCTTGCGTACCGTTCTCGCCCAGCTCTACCTGTAATTTTCTTCGATGCCTTAATTGCCATAGTATACATGAGCACTTTTCCAACAATGGTAAACCTTGCCAAAGCTCCTCCAAATCCTGTTGATAGATTTTTTCAATGAGTGCCAAACCCTTTAACTTTGTTGTGCGAAACCCAAGTGATTCGGTGTCATAGTTCGATTCAGCTACAGCGATTTGCACCTCAATAAATTGCTCTGCAAGACGTCTCGAGATACTGTGTTTATCCCCCCCATTGAGAACTTCACGAAAGCGCTCCGCGTGATCTTGTATTAGCTGGTACTGGCTATACATATCATCTGCTCTTGAAACCTTTGTGGCTAGCATGGTTAACAAACTTAGCACCATCCGAAGAGTGGGTTCTTTATTGTGTAACAATTGAACTGCTCTGTAAAGACTACCACTTTTATATAGTGCAATGAGAACTGATGGGGATATTATGCTTAAAATGATAAGATATGGCTCTTCCATCAGTAGTGTCCTCAAGACTTTGGGTTTATACACTGACTGTATGAGCAACTTGACAGCTGCATGGTGGCCTACATTATCTTCAATCAGCCCACCAACTCTATAATGCTTCATTTCTGACTCAAGCGTATCACTTGCAAACTTTTCTAATTGACTAACTGTGTTCGCCTTCAAGATGTGGTATCCTGTGGTGGCTGAGCCATAGGAGTCAATTACATGCATGGTCTGAGTTTTATGATCCACCAAGATTCTCGGTAATTCCGCTGATTTGACTGATGGAAACAACACTGATAGCTGATAGCATGCAAGTGCAACCTGAATCATTGTTGGCCACTCCTTTAATTGTTCAGTGACCACATCGCGCACCCACTTTGTGTAATCCTTAGCATCTTTTTCATCGACATTCACGAGCATAGCCAAAAATATGTTGATATAACAGTACCCCTCTTTAGCGATATACAAATTTTCACTAATGTCGGCTGGCATATCGAGGTATTTAGAGTCTCCCGAATTCCCAAGAACTATATGGTTCTTAGTTGGTGCCTTAAATTCAGAATATTCAGGCGTCCCATCTTCCAGTGTCACACAGCAGCATGGATAAATGTTTCGCTCGTGCCGCTTGCTTATGCAACTTTGGGTTAGTGGTTGTAGCTCTATGCTCTCCCCTTCAAGTTGTTTCATCAATGTGTCCAGATTTCGCGGAAGGATTAAGTTTTGTATAGCCAACTTCCGAGAACCATTTGGAAATTTCCGCATGATGTATTTGTCATACCCATCAGCCGGTTGAATGACATCAAAATAATTCGCGAAGAAACGCTTCGCATGGTAGCCTCGTTTACCCCAAACGAAGTTGCCATTTGCATCCAATTGATTGTCGCACATCAAAGAGGGATTGATATGAGCTTTTGCCGAAACTTTATTTCGGAATGTTGCAAGCGATCCCTTCTTAATATTGTCAGTCCTGTTTCTCAAATATCTAGCTATTTCCAAGAGCTCATTGGATGCCATATTTAATTCAGAATTGGTGGCCCTATTCCCTTTGATCAAGATCTCATTCACTCGGAGAACATGAATGAAAGGTTGTTCTGTTCGGTCACCAATTAGAAAGTGAACTTTTCCACAAGCTTCCCTGTTTGTATTGACAGAATTAAGCATAGTCTTGTATGTCTCAAGGAGTGCAACTGTGTGTGGAAAATTTGGGTACTTCTGTTGGATCCCGCTAATGCCCTTATTGAGTGTGTCCTCAATGTGAGTTCGGACTTCATCCACACTCTTCGTTGCGTACTCGTTTGCGCATTGAATGCATGTTATTCTACAACAAGGCATTAAAGATTGACATATAATACCAGCTACCTCCCCACACTGCACAACATCAAGAACATTGTTTTTCCTTTCATGCATCTTTGTTGTGGTCCGAAAACTTCTAAAGGTTTCATCGAAGCCTTTCCAGAATTGCTCCGCCGCTGAATAATGTTCAATACTGTCTATCTCATGTCTAGGTACAATTTCGCGAGCGTCCACTAGATCATCCCCATCACGACCTCGCACAATGAATACCGAATTGCTTGCCTCAGGGATATCCGCTGTGAACGATGCTAGTGGTATTACGAAACCACTCATACCCTTTTTAACTTGTTGATCGGAAATGATACGACCTTTCCATGTATGAATAGCAAGGAATTCAAGAACTAGGCTAACACTTGGATCCATTTTAAAGTCAATGCTGCGTTTCACGCGCCTTTCATGTGCTGTGTTCACCTTCAGCACTCTTCTATTATCAGCATGTATGGACCGACACTTAATAGCTCTTCTTTTTCCCTTACCAATTATTTCAATTGGTTTTCCTTCCTTAACAAATGAGCTGCAAATGTTCATTGCAAGGTCCAAGGTGGTGGTGTGCCTGAGATGCACAACATTTTTGTAATTCTTCCGCACCTTTTGGCTGCGCGTGCAGAATATTAAACCCCTCTTCTCAGGTTCGCAAGCTTTGATGTTGCAGTGCCAAGCATTATTGATTTCTGTGATAATGTAGGGATCACCACTCTGAAAGGCTTTCTCAGCATCTAGGCGACGCTGTTGTCTCCTCTCTAATTTCTCAGCCTTCATAACACCCATCTTTTTGTAAATGAGTGTTCCATTTGCCTTCATGCGTGTTCCAGTCACACGCATGTGTGCCTTTCGAACAATGTCATAACACTGCTCATCAAATGCAGACATAGTTTGCTCATACTCTTCAATGATTTTATCAGAGTAATCATTGAAATTTAACATCCTCCGTTCAATTGTGCCAAACTGAATGAACGGTATTGGGGTTACTATTTTAACCCTCTCAATTTTGCAGCCAGTTATTGCAATTTTGTTAACGAGGCCAGTTGTCACAGTCGTAGCCATTGTGGACGTGGTTTAAAATTGGTAACTTTAAGAATGAAAGTGGAGTAGCTTGAAACTGAGTGCTTGAGAATTTGAAAGAGAAGACTTGTGAATTCTTCAATCGCAAAGGAGTTTGGATGCTTGATTGCTTTGTTCGTTTTTCGTAT